AATCTCGGCCGACAGGAGGTCGTCGGGCTGGCCACGCCAGCCCCCGCCCCTGAGCCCCGCCACGATCAGCGCCAGCACATCACGGGTGGAAAACCCGCCGCCTTCAAACCGTTCGACCAGTTCGATGATCGAACCCGTCTTCAACGTCTCTTCCAGCTCGGCCAGCGCCCCCAGCGTCAGCTTCAGCACATGGCGCTCCCCATCGATGGTCAGCGCCACCTCTCCCGTCCACGGATTGGCCATGTTACAGCGCCGTGAAGGTCAGCTCGCCGGCCGAGGCCATGCTGAGCTCATAGGTCGCCTCGCCATTGTGGCTGCCGGCATATTCGATCGAGGTGATCATGAACGGGCCCTCGACCACGCCGAAATCGGGTACGATGACCTGGAAGTTCGGCACCTCGTTGTCGAAGAAGATCTGGCGCGCGCGTTCGTCTGTGGTCTCGTCCTTGAACACGCCCGAGCCCGAGATCGCGGCCGATTTGACCCCGGCCCCGCCGAGCAGCTCGCGCCAGCCGCCCTGGCTTTCAAGGCTGGTGACGTCGACGCTTTCGGCGTTGAAGCTCAGGCGCGTGGCGCGCAGGCCCGCGATGGTCTCGAACGTGCCGGTATTGGTCATGTCGAGCTTGATGAGAAGGTCTTTACCGTTCTGGGCAACCATTGGAATAACTCCGCTTTATCAATCAGTTGTCTTGTACCCGCGCGCGGAAGACCAGGTCGATGCGACGCATGTCGGCATCCTCGACCCGCCGTGCCCGCGCACGATGGAAATTCAGGTAGACCAGCGCGCCACGGGCCAGGACCAGGGTGGCATCGACCAGCGCATCGCTGATCGCCACCGCCACATCCTTGGCCTGCTGGAACCCCGCCGCGTCGGTGACGACGCTGATGGTGAACTCATGCAGGGCACCATGTCCGGTCACGTCGGAGCGTTCGCTCACATCCTCCGGCCCCAGGCTCACATAGGTGCCCGTGACGATGCCCGGAGGGGCGCTGTCATAGATCGCGCCCGACACCAGCCCGTCCAGGGTCGTGTCCGCCGTGAGCCGCTGGTAGACGGCCTGTTGCAGAGCGGCCGAAACGCCGTAACTCATGCCGAGACCTCCTCTTGGCAAAAGCAGGTCAGGAACTGCGCCGTATGGTCGCTTTCCGTCACTGCCAGGATGCGAAACAGCCGGTTGCCCGCGCGAAATCGCTGTTCGGGCTTGGGCCGCGACGGTGCCCCGTGGGGGGCGGCACGCACGGTGACGCGCAGCGGGATGGTCGAGACCGTCAGGTGCTCGGCGCCGCGTTCACGGCCCGTGCCCGGCTTGATCTCTGCCCAGAGCGCGCCGTCCGGCGTCATCTGCGCCTCGTCCAGGTGCAGCTTGCGGTTCAGGATCGGCCCGCTCACAGCGCACCTCCCCCGCCGAACAGGCGCACGGTGCGATAGCGCTGGATCAGCATGTTCACGCCATGGGGCAGCACGCCATCACCCGACGCGCCGTCGTGACGGTGTTCGTAGTAATGCCCGGCCAGCAGCATGACCGCCTGGTTCAGGTCGGCCGGGATTTCGGCCCAGGTGGCGCCGAAACCGGCGTCAAAGGCGATCTCGACCTCGCCGCCGACAGGGATGGCGGGCAGCACGATACCGGTGGATACCAGGCGCGGGCGCTGCATGTCCTTTTCCAGCACATAGCGGTCGCCGGCGATCACCTCGTCCGCACCCAGGCGGTCGGTAATGGTCACGCCGGTGATGGCGCTGACCGGGGCGACCGGCAGGGCCTGTGCGGCCAGGTCACGCCAGGCGGTCAGGGTCCAGCTGAAGGATCGGGTCAGGAGGATCTTGCCGGTGCGGGCCTCGATCGCGGCCATGGCAGCCCGCAGATAGGCCTCCAATACGCCGTCCTGTACCCCGTCATCGGCAAACCCGGTGCCCAACCGCAGGTGGTCTTTGAATTCCGCGACCGGCAGAGCCGCGCCCGGCACTGTGGTCTGCTCGACTAACATCATGGATCATCTCCGAAATTCCGGGCCCCTCACGTCAAATTCGGGTGGGATGGGCGCGCGCCTCCGTATTGCTCGGACGGAGGGGGAGCAGCTAGACAACACGGGGTGTCGGCGCGCGCCCGGGGAACGCACCCGGGGCTGCCCGGGTGCGAACTTGGGAAGGTCAGGCCTTAGGACAGGCCGAACTTCAGCAGCTTGATCGCGGCAAAGTCGCTCACGTCACCGCCGACACGCTTGGTCGCATAGAACAGCACATGCGGCTTGGCCGAGAACGGGTCGCGCAGGATGCGGGTGTCCGGACGTTCGGCGACGGTGTAACCGGCGTTGAAGTCGCCAAAGGCGATCGACATGGCGTCGGCAGCGATGTCGGGCATGTCCTCGGCGATCACGACCTTGTAGCCCATCAGGCGGGCCGGTTCACCGGCAGCCAGGCCATCCGACCACAGGAATCGGCCGTCCAGGTCCTTCAGCTTGCGCACGGCACCGGCGGTCTTCGAGTTCATCACGAAGGCACCGTTGGCGCGATACTCGGCACCCAGCGAATAGACCAGGTCGACGATGGCGTCAGCCGGGTTGGTGGCGTCGAAGTCACCCGAGGTGCCGGTGGCCACGTAGCCGATGTTGCCCCAGGTCCAGCTGTCATTCGCGGCGGTCGAATGGGTCAGGATCCCTTTCGGCTTGTCGACGCCATCACCGTTGATGAAGGCGGCAGCCTCCGCGCGGGCGAACTTGTCGGCAATACGGCCGGCCAGCCAGGTCTCGATGTCGAAGGCCGCGTCATCCAGCAGGCGCTGCGAGGCTTTCGGCAGGGCCGACAGTTCATGCAGCGCGATGGTGATGCGTTCGATGGTCGGGGTGCCGGTCTCGGTGGAGGACGCGGTTTCCGACGCCCAGCCCGAACCCAGGTCCGAATGGTCGATCAGCACGTCATACGAGGTCGCCTCGACATTCACCACATTGGCAATGGCGCGGATCGAGGAGCTGCCTTCCAGCACGCTCTTGATGGTGTCCGCGGTCTGCGGGTCGACCAGGTAGCCGCCATCGGCGGCAACGGCGGTCGACATGGCCTTGCCTTCCAGGTCAAGGCCGCGCAGCGCGTCATCGTCGCCCGAGCGCAGATAGGCGGCAAAGGCCTTCTGATGGGGGGCTTCGATGCCGGCGGCAGCGGACAGCGCGGGGCGCGCGGCAGGGTTCAGGGATTTCCGGTCCAGCATGGTCAGTCGCTCTTCCTGTTGTTGAAGTTTGGTGGAAATGTCGTCTTGAAATTCTTTGATATCGCTCACGAAACCGGCCAGCGCGGTCTTCACCTCCGCAGCCGGGTTCTGGCCGGTCGCATCGGCCGACCGGCCCTGAGCTTTCGTCTCTTTCTTGCTCATCTAGGGGTCCTTTTCAGGGGTTCAGATCGCTGGCTCAGGGTTTGCGGGCCAGCATGCGGCGCGCGCCCTGGATGGTCGCGGCCAGTTCACGCAGCTGGGCCGCTTCCAGGCTTTCGCCCTTGGCCCCCACCCGCGCACTGGGCAGCATCGGGAAGGTCACCAAGGACACCTCCCAAAGCTCCAGCTCGTGCAAGAGCCGCTGGCCCTTGTCGTTCTTGGTGGCTTTCACCGTGCGGTAGCCGATCGACAGCCCGTCGATCGCACCCGCCTCGATCAGCGCGGCGGCCTCGGCCCCGCGCGCCACGTCGGTCAGGATCCGGCCCTTGACGTAAAGGCCTCGACCGTCCTCGCGCACCTCGTCCCAGATGCCGATCGGCTGCGCGGGATCGTGCTGCCACAGCATCTTGACGTTGCGCCCCTTGGCGGCGAGATCCGTCAGGCTCTTGGCATAGGCGCCCTTGGTCACCACGTCATTTCCGTTGTCGACCTGGCCGAAATAGCTGGCATAGCCTTCGATCAGCACGCCGTCCTCGACTTCGCTGGTCGCGCCAAGACGGGCGAATTTGTGCTCCAGGCCCATGTCCGCATGGCCGGTGTAATCATGATAGGCGCTCATTCTTCTTGTCCTTCTTCAGCGTCATCCGACAGTTTCGGCAGACCCAGCAGAGCGCGCTTTTCGTCCTTGGACAGGAAGTCGGCCTCGGCCACGCGCTTCCACTGCTGGTCGCGTTCGACGGCCAGCGCGGGAACCTGATCCAGGTCGGGTTTCAGCGTCACGGTCTCGCCCGTGAATTCGCTCAGCCAATGGCCCACGCTGGCCGTCACCTTGCTCACCAGCGGCAGAACGGTCAGGCGATAGAAGGCCCGGTTCGCTTCCTGGTAATTGGCGTAGGTGGCGTCGCCGGGGATGCCCAACAGCATCGGCGGCACACCGAAAGCGGTGGCAATGTCGCGCGCCGCGTTTTCCTTCGAGCTCTGGAACTCCATGTCCGAGGGGCTGAACCCCATCGGTTTCCAGTCCAAGCCCCCCTCCAGCAGCATCGGGCGGCCGGCATTGCGGGCACCGACGTGATAGCGCTCCATCTCGTTCAGCAGGCGGTCGTACTGATCCGCCGACAGCTGCGACTGCCCGTCCGCGCCGTTGTAGACGATGGCGCCCGAGGGCCGCGCGGCATTGTCCAGAAGGGCCTTGGACCAATGGCTGGCCGCATTGTGCACATCCACCGAAGCGGCGGCGGCCTGCAGCGGGCTCAGCCCGTAATGGTCGTCCTGCGGGTGGAACAGCTTGATATGGCAGACCGGCGAAACGCCCTCGCCCAGGTGGAAGCGATGCTTGCGCGCGCCCACCGTATAGTCATAGGCCACCGGCCAGCCATCGGCGCCGGGCACCAGGTTCATCCGGTCCGAACGCAGCACATGCAGCTCCACCGGCGCACCGGTCTCGCCGCCGACCGCTTCCAGGTAGCCATTGCCGGTCAGCAGAAGCTGGCCGAACAGCGCCTCGAACAGCTCGGCACGTACCTGCGCCTGGTTCGGACGCTGGAGCAGGTCCAGCAGCGGGTGCTTGTCATAACGGCGTTCGTCATCCTGAAGCACCAGCGGCAGCGCGGCTGCGGCCTCCGCGATCAGCTTGACCGATCGGAATCCCACCGGGTTGCCGGAAAACCCGGTCTTCATCAGGCTCACGGTGTCCCGCGGGCTCCAGACCACGCGGCCCGAGCCGTGATAGGCGATCACCGGACCCGTGGCCGAGGCCTTGGTCTCGGGCACATCCGTGCTGCCGCGCTTCAGAAAATCAAAAACCATTCCGGTCAGCTCCTCAGTTCTCGGCCGTGTTTCCCCGGGCTGTTGCCAGGCAAACCTTCCCCGTTCCGGCGCAGGGGGGCGCGCCGGTTCGGTCTCATCTCTTGTCTCGTCTTGCCGCCTCTTCGCGCCCTCAAGGGCGGATCCGCGGTCCGTGGAATTTCCGAAGCGGCTCAATACCTTGCCGCTTGTTGTTCCGATGTGGGCAATCTCGCAGAAAGGGTTAAAAAACTCTTTAACCGAGCGTACGCATCCGTGGACGGCGCCAATGGGCGGCGGGGTCGATCATCAGCTCGGTCAGGGCCCAGACCAGCGCATCAACACGGTCGGGGCTGCCCTTGCCTTCGTACCCCTTCGTGGTCATACGGCACATCTGGTCTTCCAGAGCGTCGA